GGCCGCAGTATCGTCGGTGGCACCGTCGATTTTCGCATTGTAGGGTGGGAGTTTAACGTTGATGACTCCCGCGGAGTTGGGATTTGCATCAACGTATGACTTGGTGGCCGCCTGCAATGACGTTGTCGGAACGCCGACAAGGGTTAGCGCACCGGTAAGCGTCCCTCCGGAGTATGGCAACGCCGTGGCAAGTTGGCCGTCGACATATTGTTTCGTGGCCGCATGCTGGGCCGCTGTCGGGGCTGCTGCCAGGGAAAGCAACCCGGTCAGCGATCCTCCCGCGAGAGGCAAGTTAGTAGAGACCTGAGCGTCGACGTAGTGCTTATTGGCAGCTTGTGTGGCACTCGTCGGGTCGGCACTCAGCGTAAGTGCGCCCGTAAGGCTACCGCCCGCACGAGGCAACGAAGTGAGGACCTGCATATCGACGTAATTCTTTGTCGCGGCCTGCGTGGATGTCGCAGGATCGGAGGACAGAATTAAGGCGCCCGACAGTGTGTCTCCCGTTCGCGATAGCTTCGAGTCGGCGTATTGCTTCGTTGCCGCTTGGCCTGATGTTGTGGGAGCGCCTGCCAACACAACCGGGCCGATGAACGTTGCCCCTGCAGCGGTGATCGCCGCGGAACACTGATTATCAATGTATTGCTTGGTTGCTGCCTGCAATGGGGCAGTCGGGTTTGCGGCCAAATATAAGGCGCCAGTCAGGGTGTCGCCGGTACGGCTCACATGCAAATCGACGTATTGCTTTGTGCTCGCCTGCATTGGCGCCGAAGGATCTGACACTAGCAGCAACGCTCCCGTCATCGAAGATCCCGATCGAGCGATCGAGCCACCAAACTGGGTATCCACATAATTCTTGGTTGCCGCCTGGGCCGCCAACACCGGATCGGCGGCAAGTATAAGGGCACCCGTCAAGGTGTCGCCGGCCCGCAAAACCTTTTGATCGACGTATTGTTTTGTTGCCGCTTGTGCGCTGCTTGTTGGATCCGAAGCCAGATAGAGGCTTCCTAGCAGAGTGCCTCCGCATTCTGGCAAAGTCGTAGCGACTTGGGTGTCGACGTAATTTTTGGTTGCTGCCTGCAACGATAATATTGGATCGGCAGCCAAGAGAAGTGGACCCGCCAGCGTATCGCCCGTGCGTGCCAATTTAAGGTCAGCATAGTGCTTGGTCGCCGCTTGCAATGGGATCGACGGATCGGCGTTTAGAACCAAGGTTCCTGAAAGTGAACCGCCGCTCGATGACAAAGCGCTCGCTGCAATCGTATCGGCGTATCCTTTCGTCGCGGCGTCTAGGGAGTGTTGCGGCACCCCGGACAATGTCAAGACCCCTGACATTGATCCACCGAGCAGCGGCAAGGCCGCAGAAACCTGTTGATCGACATAGCCCTTATTCGCGGCCTGCGCCGATCCAGTCGGCACACCCGACAGGGTAAGGCAACCGGTTAACGTACCTCCGGATAAGAGCAGCATGGCCGCGGTCCACTGACCCAGCGTCTGGCTCGTTGTTGTACCAGTCGGTATCACCAGTGCCTGTGTTAGATCGATGTTCGGAATGCCAGCGATTCCGTTCAAGAGTTGCCCATAAGTAACAGCAACCGCGGTCCCGGCCTGAGACATCGAAACCAAATCCCCACTCGAAGGTACTGTACCGTCGGGCAGGCTATTGATTGAGAATGGTGACGCAGTCGCGGAAAGCGTCGAGCCATTGAAGGTTAGATTCCGACCAACCGTAATGACCTCGGGCGTTCCGACGCCGGTGCTGGAATTCCCCAGCAACGAACCGGATGGCAGCGCGAACTGGGCTTGAACGCCATTTAGGACCTGGGCGCGTGTGATCTTTCGCGAGATGCCAGCCTGGTTAACAATGAATTCGTCCGAATCGGAGGCAGATGAGGCGGGTGCAAGCTCGTCAATCGTAGGCATAAATAATCATTCTCCGGGCACCTTGCTCTGGCGGCAAGGCCTGATCGCAATAGTAGGCATGCGAGCGGCTGGCGTGTGAAAATCAAGCTTATATGGGCGAACTAACTCGATAACACCGGATTTCCATTTTGGTCTGTCAATACCACGCCACCTGCGATGACAATTGCGCCCGCAGGAAACACCGGAACGGAAAGCAGGAGAACAGGCAGAAGCACACTTCGTTGCAGCGCACGACCGTTGATAGTGGTAATCACGAATGTGATTGTGTAGACGGTGCCGGCCTGGCCACCGGAGAGCCACAGGATGATCCGACTCCCGTCCGCCGTGGTGCTCTGTAGTTCGAGATCACCAGGATTGGAGGGTGCGAAGCTTACCGCTGCGGTCGCGATCCCGTCGCCGTCGTTTCCAACAATTGCCGGGCCGATGTCCAAAATATAATCCAGAATATCGCCCGGATCCTTGATAGGCCAACTCAGGGGAGGCGGAGCGGCGGCGCTGGAGCCCCTGGGAACAGGGATGAAGGAATCGATAGTGACCAAGCGGGCATTGCTTGGTTTCCAGACATGACTTAGTGTTGTTGACATCGGGAACCCATCTTAATCCGTAGAAAGCATGGTAATTACCATCTTACGACGATCAACCCACCGCCTCCGACCGCGCCGTTGAAGGCACTGTTGCCTGCGGCGCCGGTTCCAGCACCCGCAGCGCCCCCGCCTGGGAAACTGCCGGCGTTGCCGGTTGATCCACTGTTTTGGGTGCCCCCGATTGGTGAGGCGCCCCCCATGCCACCTTGATTCAATACAGCCGCCTGGCCCGCGGAACCCACGAAGTTAACATCCCCACCGACGCCGATCCCTGGCGGCGTAGCGCCATTTTCGGGTGCGGACGGCGTCGCCAGGTAATTTAGACTTCCCCCGGTCGCACTCACGAACACCCCGAAACTGGACGTGCCGCCGACACCGGCGGCCACACCGCCTGTATTGCCAGCGACCCCACCAGTTCCAATGGCCACCGGCACTATTTGGCCGGGCGTTAGTCCCGTAATAAGCTTTTTCGCATAACCTCCCCCAGATCCACCTCCGCTCGGCAGTCCCGGAACAGAGGCGTAGCTGCCGGAGCCGGCCCCCCAGACCTCAACCTCGACCTGGGTTACGCCCGCCGGCACAGTAAAGGCGCCGCTAGTTACGAAAGTTTGCACACCTGAGCCAAAGCCGGGCCGTAGCGACGGCAACTTCCAAGTCAAAAATGGTGCCGTGGGAATGATGCCGATATCCGCAGCCGTCACCTGGGTCTGACCATATGAGACAGTGATCTGATAGAGGCCCACCCAACCACTGTCCGCGAATGGCGTAGTTTGGCTTCCGGTGTTGCCTGGGACTCCTGGTTTGAGTTGCAGTTGCACACTTTGGGTACGAACAGTATTTTGGGCTGCCCCCGAGTTTCCCGGACCGCTGAACGACTGAGCAGGATTACCGGCATTATAGTACGGCAGGACAACAGGATCGCCGTCTGCCTCTTGAAAGGCGGCCTCGATAAGGTAGTTGATGGATTGGCCGACGCTGGGCGGGGCCGCGATACTGAACCTCGTCGGGGTGCTATTGATACCCATCTTGACAATCTGATCGGTTGCGTCGGCCGCGATCGAGCCATAGGCCAGGAGATCAACTGGTCCCATCTGAGTGATGCTGCCCGGCCCAACCACGACATTCATGGAGGCGGGACTGGTTGGTTGGCACTGTAATCCGTCGACGACTGTACTTGTACCAAGGACTGCCTGGGCAAGAAAGCCCAAACCGATCATAGTGTTTCGATTGACGGACAGAAGGTCTGTATCCAGCGGGATGCTACCCGGGTAAACGATATTGCGGTCCATGTGAGCTGTTCGCCACTTTCCAGGATGGGTTTAGCTAATCCGCAGCCAAGCAACTGCATTGACGGGCAGCAGGCTGCATAATGTTGACTGGATGTCTTGGTCCGTCACATTCCCAGGCAGCAGAGAGAGATCGACGTAACTGATCACTCCCTCGCAGTAACCGCCATTTGGCGTTCCATAACCCGCCAGCATGCTGACGCCAGGCGTCGGGGCACGGATTGCTGTGACAAAGAATTGCAACGGCAGTGCCAGATTGCCCCATCCACCTGCTTGCCCATAGGCCAGACCAGTTCCGGGAACAGTAAAGCCCTCCGACCGCACTCCATAGGACCCGGTATCCCTGCAATTCGCGGGTTCGAAGATGAACGGCTGACTGCCAATGAGGGCTTGGAGGCCGGCGGACACTGCCGAGCGGGTGGCTGCCTCGCGTACTAGCGCCGCCTTGACACGAACCCGGTAGCTCAAATCCGGCTCATTGAGCTTTCGGCCAAGTAAGTTGCCGAAAAAATCATATGAGATCAGGTCAAGCCAGGTATCAGTGGCTGTACTCACGCGTGTCTGAGCGATCACGTATGTGATGATGTTGTGCAACCATGCCCACGGTGTAGCGATACTTTGCAATATCGCAGAGAGGTTCGGACTCTGTTCACTGAACCAACGCTTGGGCAGGACCGCCCACAGTCGCGAGGCCATGTCCGCCGGATCACCAGTCATGAGGTCGAAACCACCACCTGGCCGGCTTTGATTACGGTCAGCGCAGGCGGAACGATATCGGCGGTGCCTCCATTAAGTTTGATATCCGTAATGTTCTGCAGGCCGGAGCCCACACGATAGGCGTGTTGCGCTACCCTGGTAATCGAAGCGATTCTCCCAATCGGCAGACTATTAAGATAAGTGGCTATGTGGTTCTGTATGCTTGATATCCCTATCGACGCATCGTTGGCCGACACAAACTCTGCGGTCAAGGAGACGTTGACGGTCAAGAGTTGTGGGGGCATGACTGCAAAGGTCGTTCCGACCGGACGAACTGCGTCCACCGCACTCGCCACGCTCGACAGCAGATCGGTAGAGGGATAGCCCGTTCCATCATCGACAATCACCAGGAGCGCCCCAACCTGAGGCGCCCCCCCGGGACCTGTATTTTGCTTAATGGCAACATCCAGGCCCTGGCGGACGCTGGCGATTGCGTTCTGCACAGCGCCAAGGGTCGCTCGTGACCGACTTGTCAGGTAGCCCTGAAATCGATTACGGAATGCTTGGTCGGTCTCTGCATCAGCACCATTTGAAAGTGGATTCGCGTTGTTGACCTGATCAACCCCTGGTAGTGACGATGCAATCACATTGATAGTGCCCGATAATACGTTGCCGATCGATCCGGCAGTGACACACACGACAGGTAGATCGGCGGAAGCCACTCCGCTCGGAATGACATACCCTGACGCAGCGGGTTGCCAAATTGAGAGCGCGTTGTCCTCGGTTACTGAGAAACTCAGCGATCCATCACTAGTCTTGACGATACTGCCCAAGGGAATCGTTGCAGCCAGATTGGGGGCGAAGCGGGAGAATGTGACGATGCCAGCAGAGGGAGTAGCCGGCAGGCGGCCCAACCCGAAGTCCAACATCCACGAGTCAAGATCGGCGCCGGCCGAGGTCGATGCCCGTGTAGTCTGTAAAACCTGAAGGATAAGCCACTGTATCCATAGCGCAACCGACGCGTTTGCCTCAAAGATGGCGCGAACAACGGAGCCAACAGACACGTCAACCAACTCGGTCGCCGAACTCTGAAGTGCGGCACTCATATCTTCAATAAGTTGCGAGAACCCCTTAAGACTTAGTTTCATATTCTATTACCCTGTGCCAACATTAAATGTAACCGACTGCTGGGATGTGGGATCGGCATAGGTAATGTTAGCAACCACAGACCCGTTTGCTACGTCGAGAACCGTTGTAGTCACCTGAGGTGCCGGAGTCGTCGGGAAGGCAGTTTCCAAAAGCAGTTGGTTCATTATCACTGCTTCGATGTCTTCTGATTTAGCGGACAAGCCGACGAATTGGGCCAATCCTCCCCCGTAGTCAAGATTCCAGATATAGTCGCCCGGATTGGTGAGTAGCCTCCGGCAAACTCGTTGACTGACTACTGCAGAGCCCGTGGCAAGCACGAGATCCCCACCGCTGCCAACCACCAGATCGCCACCCCACTCGTGGAAAATGTCGTACATTTCTTGTTAGTCCAAAGGAGTTGGTAAACCTGTAGTTTCGTCATTTCCTACCGTATGAGTGTGCGAATCGTAGTGCGCTCGCAGGCCCGAAAGGGGTCCCTGTCGATCGTAGACATCGCCGACGACGTGAAGATCGCCGTTGATCCGGATGGTTCCATCGTTGCAGAGCTTGAGAGAACTGCCGCTCTGGTGCACGAGCCAAAATTCGCCCACTGGCGCAGCGGGTGGCATTTGATTGACGGAAAAAACTCTACCGACAACGATCCCTTGTTCGACATCGCCCTCCTGAGGGACGAGGAGGACCTGGTCACCGGGCTGCGGGGGGCAGGCCAGTCCCCAGCCGTTTCCTACCCACTGCGATAGCACAGGAAGCCATCCTGACAAGACACCTTCGGGCTGGATGAGTACCCTTGCAGTAGCATTGTTGATGTTGACCGACGTCACCGTCCCGAATTTAACCTGGCCGGCGGAACGATCCAAGCTGGCTGCGTGGGATCTTATGATGTTAGATAGTGTACTGGTCATACCATACCGCTGCATACCGAATTCGCTTCGGCATATGAGACATCAGATCAGAGCCGCCCGAACCAGTTGTTTCGAACCAGATATTGGACTATAGTGACGTTCAATGCCGTCAATTAGGTATGTTGTATCAAATACAGAGTTGGTGCCG